AGGCGGGCACACTAGCTGCCCGCAATTTTTTCTCTGAAGGATAACTGACTATAGTTTAGCATAAACTATAGTCTATATAGTAGTTCTCTTAAAAAGAGTTACTAAAAAAAAGGGGGGTAGGGGGGGCACTATGGCTGTCATGCTCGTTCTCCTGTCCGCACTTAAGCTCACTTTTCTAGCTCTCTGGCTAGTACCCAAAGTAAGTCAGAGAGCCGGTTTAAATACGCGAGTACGCACTCATTGACGTAGTTGCCTTGTTGTTTTAAGGCAACTACACTAGTCTCTGCCCGACGACAAACAGTGCGAGCTAAGTGTAGTAAGCTGGCATCAACTGTATCACCTGGCACTAACCACGCTCCATACTGCTGCTGTATATACCGATCTACAGTACTACTGTAGTGCCGCGTGGCGTGTCGAGCCTCTAGGCTTAAGATACACTCATCTAAAGTACGAAGTTGCTCACGCAACTCCTCTTTTGTACGATCCTTTTCCTCAAGAGGGGTTGCTAGAGAAGTTCCTAGTCTAAAAAGGTCTAGCTGAGCACGCTTTATGTTAGCGCGCGTCTCTAGAGTTGTGCAAAAGGCATGAGCAACACCTAGTGTAGCAGCAAGTTCATCGATACTTCCTAACGCAACTATCCTGCTCGAGGACTTGGGCATACGTTCCTTTCCAAGGATAGCGGTCTGTCCGTCATCTCCTTTACGAGTTGAAACGCTTGACATACTACTTTTCCTTTTTAGTTGATGAGTCCACAAGCACCGGCCTCACAACTATCGATGCCGGACTCACGGTTGAACGCATGGTGAGCAGTAAAGCTCTTCCAGTCGATGTCTTTTAGTTGAGCGCGGTATGCATAAAACTCGCTCGATGTAACGGGCGTTTGTGGAAGATATATGCCTGGTTCAACAGTAGATGCATCAAAACGTGGCATAAAGGCTGTACCCACGTAACTGTCCCAGTTACGGAACAGCCAGTCAGTGATGGCTGGCACTTCTTCTGGCAAGTAACTCACTGTGAACGAAGCGTTAGTGTCGACCCAGTGTGTCATGATCCTCTTATAACGCTCCAACTGGGCAACCGCGCTATGAAGCTCAACTTCCACTCCTTCTTTTGTCTTTGTCCAACGAAAGTAAGGACTACTCCATTCGATTGGGAAGTTTACTAAAACATCCCCCGAGTTCAGTGGGTTAGGTTTAACCTGATAGCCATGTGCTTCTAAAAGGGCTACAACCGGGTCTTCTCCACTGAAGTTTTGCCAGTTAAAAATATGGCGTGCAAGTGGGTGATGAAGTCCTTCGCTTACTCCGAAACTCTTTGCCATCGTGCCCTCCGGCTTTACTGTTGTAACGTAGTAAGGGTAAGGTAAGCCTAGCTCGTCCGCCATGGAAAGTGCTCCATGTACCGCAACTTGTTTTAGTCTTCTTAGCTGTGCGGTGGATAGTCCACTTTCTATAAGTCCCATGAGACCCAAGCCTATGAACCTAAAGTTGGCGTTATTTCTATGCCATTTTTCGTCCAGGATACCATCCAAAAGGTTCACACATGTTTGCCTATAGGCGGCACGAGCAAGCAGGTAAGTTGCCTCAAAAAGCTCATCAAGACTACCTGCCGCCGCGTTTACAGAGACCTGGTTGCATAACCCCCCATCTGGCAACGCCTCCTCAAAACACGGGTTCCCAATCATGAACTCGCTAAAACGTTCCCTAAAGGCTACGGCGTTACAAAGGCCTGGGTCACCGCTTTCGCCGTTCTCAAGCACCATATGCATAAACTCGGTCAAGGTTGCTAGAGTTGGTCGAGAGTCAAAAAACACGGTGTTGTTGGACTTACTTCTCCACATCTTGCCAGCTTTCCAGTACTCACGCTTAACACGCATAAACTGCTCTATATCCATGTGCGTACTTGGTATAAAAACCATACCTGCTGACCTCCTACTGGAGAGCGTTTCTCCAGTAAGCACAAAGATATCCAGGAGATCTATGACACTTAGAGCCTCCTGTATGCGGGAGTTCAAGATGTTAGCTATAGCATAAAAAGCACTCGCTACTTTTTCGTCTCCACTTGTCTTCCAGCCATAGCCGCTAGTAACTTGTCCTTTCCCACGTATGTTGGAAAAGTCCAATATAAGCGTGTGGGCTCGGATGTTTTCGCCTTTAAAGGAGTGGGCAACCAACTTGCCTAAAGCCTTTGCCCACGCTTCCGCTGAATCCCCAACGCATATAGTCCAAACACCGTCTGAGAGGCTCTCCATGTTATGAGCCTGTCCTTTTTCGATACGGGTTGAACGTATGACTTTTATGTTACTTATACGCTTAGAAAAGCCGTGAAGTCCTCCACACTCTGGGAGTATGGACACACCACAGCCCTGAAGTAGTAGCCAAAAAGCGTTCACTATCGCATGGACGTTCCCATACCTTAGTCCTGCGCAGTTGAAGTTGGTCACTTCATAGGTTTTCGCCTTCTCCGTGCCTCCTAGCCACTTTGTACGTCCGGCCAAACTCCCCCTATATGTTAGCTGGATATCTAGCAACTTTGCCAACTCCGCTTCTGCTTTCGAGTCCAGTTCGTGGCCTAGTTGCCGAGCCCATAAAAACCTTTGATGGGCTATGGTACGCTCATACATCTCTAAAGGAGTTTCCAACACTCCGTTTGTTTTCAAACGACAGTACTTTTGTAGTGTTGTGACTGTTGCGCGTGTTTTCATCAGCTCGTTCATCTTTTTATCCTACTAAAGGTAATATAGAAGGGATAGTGACTATGTAACTACTATACTCAGTTAGCAGTATGCCACTACTGCAGGTAGCCAGCAAGCATCTTAGCTTTCCTTTACTCTCTTTTTAAAAGACGAGTTCAAAAAAAACCATAGCAAAGATGTGTGTGAATAAGGAGTAAGTGGTTTAGGTATCCTCTACACAACGGAAAAGCCACGTATCTAAAGGCTTTGAGCAAAGATGTGTAGGGAGCGGGGGGTGTACCTAGGATTCTTATAGCTGCTATATAAAATATACTATTTATTTATACTATACTAATATAGTACCCTACACACCCTACTCTACCTTACACAAACCTTTAAATACGTGGCTTTCCAATGTAGGGGGGGTAATATAGGATGTGTGGAGTAGCTAGTACGAGGTGTTTTTTTTTATAAAAGCTCAGGTATCCGGACGATGCTTTGTAGTAAGCCTGTTGACGCAAGCTTGGCTACCACAAAACTAAACGATGTTGACTTTTTTCTAGTACTTAAACAGCAAGTGCTGTGCTCATGCTTATGAGAGGAAGTTTTAAAGAGCAACTTAAAGTAGACTTCGATGGAAGTTTATCCAAGTTAACTGAAGTTAGTCGCGACGGCGTGCCTGAGTCTTAGGTTTTAGCACCAAAATCGCCAGCCCCCTCTTCAAAAAAAAACTTAACGAAAAGTGGTAACTCTTCATCTGGGAAGTGATATAGAACAGACGCCGTTAGCCATCACGCGCGACTTGGGTTAACAGAGAACCTAACCATCGCTAGGCCGGGGCGTAAGGGCCTAGCCACGAAAAACATCTCCAGTGGGACTTGGTAAGAGCTGTCTTTGATGCCACTACTTACTCAGTAGCTTCCTACATCCTAATTTTTAAAACTTTTGAAAAAGTTTCGGATAAAAAACAGAAGGCTATTGACAACATCAATGTGAAATACTACTATCTCCTAACTGCTATGAATAATGAGAATATGCGTGAAACTTCTTTGGGAAAACTCCGCTCGCCCACTGGGAAAGTATAAGCTTATCGAAGTTCGTGGATACTGTGCCACTTGTGGGCAGGAGCTACAACATGCCGTAGCCGCTAGTTCCCTTGCGGGAGATGCCTTTAGTCGTCAAGTCGAATTTTTAAATGGTGAGTATGTTTGTGAGGCCTGCGCATGGATGTACTCTAAACCGACTGAAACGCATAGAAACGTTTTCGCAGTGGGGGATAAGATATACTGGCCTATGTTATCCCACGATAGTGCTACAAAAGAACGTCCGAGTTGGTATGAAGTTCTTAGCGAGGCGTCAAAACTAGAAGCAGATACACCCTGCATCGGCGTACTTACTACCGATCCCAAGCCGCGACTTTGGCCTATGACGAGACAACGGACACTGCGCAGCTTTGGACTGTATGTACACTGTTCCGAGTACGATGTTAGTGAGTTTAGAACTTTTAACTTAGCTTCTTGTTTGGCTCTTTGTGAAGTACTTTCTCACTGTTTAGTTTTAGGTTTTTCTAAACGAGCGTGCGCTTACGGACTGCTTACCGACTTGAAAAAAGTTACTAAGCTTGCTACTAAGCTTGGTGCGGATAAGGTTTTTAGCTTGGAGTCTCAGCTAAAAGCTGTAAGAGGAGAAGCTTACTTTCTACCAAGCCTCCTGATAGCAGGGGCTAAGGAGCATGTGGTATGCGTGTCTTAGTAGCTATGAGTGGTGGTTTAGACTCCTCAACACTGGCAGCTTACTTAAAAAAAAGAAAGGGCCATGATGTGCGTGGCATACACGTTAGCTATGGTCATAAAAGCCGGCTGGGTGAGTTGGCAAGTTTGGATGCCATCCAAAAAAGTTTGGATATACCACTCATAAAACTAACGCTCGACTTGGCTCAACACCTATACTCCTCTCTGACAGATACTAAGCTCACTAACCCCAACTGTCACCATGCGAGTGAAGAGGCTAGGGTAACGTTTGTTCCCAACCGAAACGCTATTTTTCTATCCATAGCTTATGCTGTCGCTATGTCGCAAGACTGTGATGCCATAGCCTATGCTGCCCATGCCGATGACTATAAGCTTTATCCGGACTGTCGTGATGCCTTCACTAAGGCACTTCACGAGGCACTTAAACTCGGAAATGATGGTTATGGATACCCACTCAAGTTGTTGAACCCGTTTGTAAACATGGCCAAGTCAGATGTACTTCTTTTAGGGGAGTCACTTGGCTTAGAACTTTCAAAGACATGGACGTGTTATAACTCTGAGGTAGTTCAGTGTGGTCAGTGCGCTGCTTGTCATGAGAGGCAGGCGGCTTTTGCTGCTGCTAGGATACAGGATACTACACTATATGCTAACACTAGTACTCAGACTACATAAGGCACTACCTCTCTATGTTTGTAGCTTGTTATGAGCGTCGCGTGGATAAACTCGTTCCTCAAGAGTATGCTAAGCTCTTTGCATATCCAAACGAGCCAAAGTACTCTAGTACACTAACTATACTCGATAGTGGAGCGTTCTACTTTTACATGAGTAAGCGAGCCCGGCCGGCCAACTATATAGAGTCCTTGCGCAGTTACTATGAGAAGTATGGTCAAGTTGCCGGCACATACTGTGCCGTTCCCGACGTTGTTTTAAGCCCAGCCAAAACCATGCGGGCATACGAAGAGTGGTATAAAGTTTCCCCCACCGTGAAGGTTTTTCCTGTCTTACAGTGCACCTCTACTTGTTTAGACTTAAGTTTGCTGACTAAACAACTAGAGTTCTATAAGGCTCTAGTTAAAGGTGGCTTAACGCCGGAGCTAGACTTTATAGCACTAGCTAACCCGGGTATAAGCCCTTTAGAAGCTAAGCATGAACTAGCCTTTTTAAGGAGGCTTATAAGCCTATACCATCCAAGTGCATGGGCACATGTTTTCGGGGCTGGCTTTAGTGCACGGGACGTGTATGACTGGCACTCTTGCGGCTTTGACTCCATCGACAGCATATCATACTATACCGACGCCCAACGAGGCGTATGTTGGAAGTCAAAAAGTTACGAAAAAGAAGTATTCGACATAAAACAAGTAGACTGGACAACCATTGCGTTAAAAAACCTGGAACTTGCACTTGCAAGTGCATATGACAACTATGACACCTGAAAACCCTATAGCTTCACTATATAAACAACTTCCCTTACCCCAACAGCGCGCTGTAAACCTCATAAAACTTTTCATAAAGGTTTACAATAGTAAGGATGGGACTGGCCTTTTTAGCGGTATGGCCCGCTACCAGTTTTTAGAAGAGCGTATGAAAGTTGCTGCCATACAGTCCCAAACACTACTAGACTTTTGGAGTAACCTTCGACAGAAGCTGGCTTGCCCCATAGCTAGTAAGTCAACCGATGCTGAGTTGCTTGAAGTATGGTTGTTAGCTAGCACGGAACAACACGAGACACTACATGCTCTTGCTACTCGTGCGGCAGAGTTGATACTTATAGCTCGTAGCCTACTAGAACATGCTAAAGTCACTTCAGACGATTCTTCACTCAGCCCCACTCCTGTATTTGATGACCCCCTACCACTCTTATGACTACTTCTTACTCACTTATTCTTAAAGCACTGTCACCTATCTCGCATGGTGATACGCTCACGGGCGTAAACAGTAGTAGTAACATACGCCTTTTTATGCGTAGTTTATGCCGCGTAAAAGGTTTACCCACACGTGTTCCCACTCTATCCGAAAACAGTTTTCGCACTGTTGCTATTCGCCGGCCACTAGCAGTTGACTTGTTGCAGCGTTGTAACTTTGCCAGCGGTAGCAAACTAAGTAAAGGCGTCATTAACTTACTGTTTGCTGGGGGGAATCTTAGTGGGGGTGCAAAGTCACCTGGTGACGAGTTTAGCCTAGCTCAGTCTGTTTTTCACAACTTTCCCATGTTAGAGTTACTGAGCGGTGCAGTTGATAACTTTATACTTCCTCAAAGTGCCTTACGGCTCGTTATATGGCCTATCACACGAGAGTATGAAGACTGTTTAAAGTATGTTGCCGGTGAGCATCTTGTCACTGAGGCAAGTAAGCTATCTATCTTCGACCTGCTTGGAGAAGAGACGAGAACTCGGGGTACGGGTGATGAAAGTGAAGGTACTCAGATGATCTATACTTACGAAACTTTGGCCGCTGGAACACGCTTTTTTGTTAAGTTTGTACTTTCCCCATATGCCTCTGAGTTATGTCACTCCGCTTTAGGTTTTTCACTGGGGCGTTGTTGGGATGGTTTCTTTGGTGGGCAAGCTAGGCAAGGAAGGGGTTTGATGGCTATAGAGGATGCCAATATACCGGACGGCGCAGCTTACGCTGACTATGTTGCTAACAGCAGTGCTAAGCTAGCGTCCTATCTTTTGGATGGGACGTTAGGTTCTGGGAAAGTTTTATGCAAGTAACTCATGTTAGGGACTATGCTTACTTTCGTTCCTTATGGGAAGACTATCAAGCCCTTCCCAAACAACTTTTGCGTGTTACATGCTTGATGGGAAGTAGCTTTATCCCAGCTTCTTCGGACGGCGTACTGCATCTGGATAGTGTTTTAGCGTCGGCAGTGTCTTTGGATGTAGCTTCAGTTTTGTCTCCTCTAAAAAAGTCAGAGCCAAAAGTGATACCACTTCCACTGGAAGTCGTTTGGCTTTCGGAAGATGCTTTACCGCTCTTTGCTAGTAGCAACTTACAGCCTGACGCTACTCTTGCTAAAAGCACAGACTACTGGCATAAACGTTTCCCTGCTAGGGAAGTTATACACTACTGTGCAAGGCCCAACACTCCTACAACAAGAGGAGTGTTCAAGGAGTACCGCGTTCCTATGTCTATACTGAACTGTGCCACACTTACTGCTCACTGTATAGCTAACAAAGCTGAACTGTATAGACTTCTTTCAACGTATATTACCTTTCTAGGGAAAAAGTCGGCGCAGGGGGCTGGTTATGTCCTCGACTGGCAGGTTGAGGTTGATGAGTCAGCGACTACACTAAACGACATACTGTCACGCCGTCCAGTGCCCTCACAGTACTTTGGAAAGCCATACGGGCCGCTAGGAGGTTGGACGCCGCCTTACTGGTTTCGCCCTTGGCACAAAACACTACTTACTTAGGACTTTTATGGAACTAACTATTGCCAAAAAAGACTTATTCCCACCACTTAAACTTGCCTCTTCTGTTATTGGCGTATCTCATCAAAACCAGTCGACTATACTTTCCCACTATCTCTTCTCTTTGACCACTGAAGGGCTCAGTATCACGGCTGGTGACGGTGAACTTGAACTACGCTATAAGTTCCCTCTTGCTCCCTCGGAGTACTCTTCCGGCGTATCTACTGCTATACCTCACAAGTTGTTGGATATAGTGGGCTCTTTACCACCAGATACCCTTCTCCACTTTTCCCAAAAAAAAGACCAACTTCTTATACTGAAAGCAGGTAAAAGCAGATTTACTTTGAAAACTTTACCAGCAGAAGACTACCCAGAACATAAAGATAAACATCTTTTGGCTGAGTTGGATAGGACGCTCACTTTCACTATAGCTACTGTAGACTTGAAGTATTTTTTGTCCAACGTAGCCTTTTGTATGGCAAGCACTGACGTTAGACAGCACCTTGTCGGTGCCAAGTTGGAGTTGCGGGCAGGGCAACTCTTTTTGGCAACTACAGACGGGTATCGTTTAGCGGTTACTAACTCGAGTCCAAATAACAGCCTTGGTGACACTGATCTCAGTGCAATAATCCCACGAAAAGCTGTGTTGGAACTTTTGAAGTTACTACCAAACACTGAGCAAGTAACACTACTGTGTACTGAAAACTACTGCCAGTTTAGTTTTCGTGACTACATAGTATTTACAACACGCTTACTAGTTGGAACATATCCAGACTGGCGGGCAGTTATACCGCAACATGCAAATATGGTACTGGTTGCGGATACAAGCCTACTAAAGAGTGCCATACGCCGTGTTATGCTACTTTCAAGTGAACGGCACAAGTGCCTGCGTTTGGTTTTAAGTGAAAACTTGCTTCAGTTATATGCGACAAACTCTACTCATGAAGAAGCCTTTGAGGAACTGACTGTAGATTATACAGGCAGCCCACTTAAGATAGGTTTCAACGGACAGTACCTTTACGATGTCTTAAACGTGATCTCATCTGATACCGCCCGTTTCGCGTTTACCGACGCCAACTCTAGTGTGTTGATAACACAGCATGAGACTGACGAGTTCACTCGTTGGGTAGTTATGCCTATAATTCTATAGTTTATAAAAACTTGTAAAAAAATGTAAAGGAGAAACTATATGGGAAAAGTGAGGTTTACTCACTCTCGTGTTAAGCGAGCCATAAAGGGAAGCGGAGGTATTAGACGACTTATATGTACGAAGTTAGGCATATCGAGACAAGGACTTTACGAGTGTTTAAAAAAGTGGCCCGACTTAAAACAAGAGTTACAGGAGGAGCAAGAGAGGAAACAAGAGGAAGTGGGGGATATGGCGGAAAATGTCTTATACGAGCACATGTTTAAACATAGAAGCCTGAAAGCTGTCATGTACTTTCTGTCAAATAGCAAAGAAGGCCGTAGGCGCGGTTATGGGAACGGTGCTGAACTTCAAAAAGAAGATGTGACTAGTGTTTTAGAGAGGCTAACTGATAATATCCTTCAGGGAGGGCCGGAGGTGACGAGTGAAAACGTATAAAAAAGATACACATAACGCAAACTTAGGCACTAAGCGCGGACAAGATTTGTTGAAATTCTCACTAGAGCGTTTAGGGGCGGGCCGTTCAATACTTGTAGACCAGGCCGGCAATGTTATAGCTGGAAACAAGACGCTGGAGGCTGCAAAAGCAGTCGGCTTAAGTAAAACAGTGGAAGTGGAAACGGATGGTAGCACGCTCGTTGTCGTGAAACGCACTGACTTGAACTTACTAGAACACGTGAAAGCGCGAGAGTTGGCTTATGCGGACAATAAAGTAGCTGAAGCTAACTTGGCATGGAATGCGGATGTTGTAAACTTTGACTTAGACTCTTTAAGCAGCGACTTCTTAAAAGAACTTTGGACAACGGAGGATATTGCAAAGTTACTTGAGTCTAGTAGCATGGAAGAGGAACTTAGTAAGTTACCGTTTGAAGATAACTCGTCATTAACAACACTAACTTTTACCTTGCATAAGGAACAGTTAGATACTGTCAACACTGCCATAAAAGAGGCAAAACTCGCTTTAAACGAGCCCATGCCCCACTCTTCAAACAAAAACGCTGATGGAACTGCTCTGCATCTTATCTGTAAGCATTTTTTACATAGGCACTAGTACGTTATGTCATGGAAACTTCCGCCCCGTAACTCCATCCTCCATAAGTCCATAGTAGCCTCTAGTCATAGCACTGGAAAAAGACTGAACCTGTGGGTTGGGAGTGTACGTTCCGCTAAAACAGTGACATCTCTTCTCTCCTTTATGGCATGGCTAAATAACTCCCCTCAAGGAGAACTTGTTATAACAGGTCATACGAGCGATACTATCTATCGCAATATTTTACTTCCACTTATGAACTTTCTAGGGGGGCCGCCACTCTGCGACTTCTCCATAGGAAGACGTATAGGTTGGCTTTTTGGAAGGACAACGCATATCATCTCTGGCAACGATGAGTCGAGTTATAAACGACTTCAGGGGCCAACACTTGTAGCTGCTTACTGCGATGAGGTGACAACATATCCAAAGTCCTTTTGGTTGATGTTGCTTAGTCGTTTATCTGTGAAGGGGGCGCGGCTTTTTGGTACAACAAACCCAGATGTTCCGACGCACTGGCTGAAAACCGACTTCATAGACTCTCCGGAAGTGAAAAATAAACAAGTTTTCCAGTTCACTTTGTACGACAATCCCTTTCTCGATAAGGACTACATCGAGTCCCTAAAAAGAGAGTATTCCGGCGTTTGGCAAAAAAGGTATATCGAGGGACTATGGGTAGCTGGAAGTGGAACAATATACGACTGTTTTAGTGATGAGAACATAGTTACCGATATGAAACAGCACATACCGCGTTTCCAAAGACTCTGGGCTGCTTGCGACTATGGAACTGTTAACCCGCTGGCATTTTGCGTTTTCGGTTTGGATGATGATGGGAAAACGATATACCAACTTGCTGAATACTACTACGACTCAAAGCAACACTCTGTACAGAAGAGTGATGAGGAGTACGTGTTCGCCATTAAAGACTTTTTAGAGAAACTTGACATACCAGTAGCCTCCCTAGAAGGTTTCTATGTTGACCCCTCGGCAGCCTCCTTTATCATAGCCTTACGTCATGCCGGCATACCAGTTAGCCCGGCCCAAAATGAAGTCATGGAAGGTATCCAGTATGTGTACACTCTCATCTCCAAAAAACAGTTCCTTGTGGACTCGTCTTGTACCATGTCTATCAAACACCTTTATAGCTACTCATGGGACACGCGAGCTTATACTCGTGGGAAGGAACAACCTTTAAAGATTGATGACCATCTGCCAGATTGCATCCGCTACGCACTTTTTTCAGCCAAACTTAGAAAAACGGAGTATAGTGGCATAGAAGGCATCGTTACTCGCCCGCGCACGGGCATAAGTACCATTTTAAAAAACAAGAGAGGAACTTTATGACTAGCTTACCTATGACAACAAAAGCTATAGGAGTGCTCGCTTTTTTAGTAGTCCTTACTGACTACTACCTCGTCAACTTTGGACTCATGACGTGGGACTGGTATAACGCGTTGCTAGAAGTGTTTTGTTTGATTTTAGCTCTGCCAACGCTTACTTTAGGCTTTAACCCTCATAAAGGGCCATAAAACCATGAAGACTCTAACCAGCATTATAAGCTTACTTTTAGTATCGTCCTGTTCACAGGAGCCTGTATACGAAACAAAATTTACCTATACAGCAGCTCCCACTAGTCAAAAGGCATGTTTAGAAAGTTGCGACTCCTTGTCAAAAGAACTTGAGTTAAGTTGTACTACATGCACTAAAAAAGAGTATAAGAAGCGGCTCACTGAGTACTATGAGACAGCTTTGAGTTGTGCAAACACAACTTGTTTTGATATTGCCAAGTCATTAAAACCCGAGCCTACTGAGCACTATGAGAACTGTACTCACGCTTGTGATGATGACAAAGCCAAGTTCAACACTTGCTATAAGAGTTGTGGTGGAACTGTGCTAGAATCTAAAGTTTGCGTAAGCAACTGCGAGACTGAAAAATGACTTTGGCTGAGTACCAAGCATGGCTATCCTCCTTTGACAGAAACCGTTGTGTACTACTCATCCTAAAAGGCTTTTCACTGCTCACGAATACGGAAGATACTTTCTATCTCTCCAATAGAAACTACATCACGGAACCAACTGATACTCCCGCCAACACGACGTTCTTACCTAGGCTTCTCATGGGCTCAGGTCTTGATTTTACTAGGGAAATTGGCTTCTTGGACTCACCACGTGGTGATAGCTCTTATGGGAACTTGGCAATCGATAACACGGATGGAGGGCTAGACTTTTGGATAGACTATAGCTTTACGGGACGCGAGATAAAAATCTTAGTTGGTGACGCAACTTGGCCGTACAATAACTTTACCTTACAGCCATTTATGGTTGGGACTATTGAAAATATAGAGTTTTCAGACTTTTACACGTTTTCCGTGACGATTCGTGATAAGATTGGACTGTTGGATAAGGCACTTAACTCGAACATACTCACTACTGGACCTAAGAAAAACGAGCCTATACCGCTAGCGTTTGGCTACGTGAGAAATATCGAGCCCGTTTTAGTTCAAGAAAATGCCTTAGTTTATAAATACAACGATGGCACTGTACAGTCTGTTGTAGATGTCTATGACAACGGCGTTACGCTAACACCAACAAGCGGTTATACAGTAGACCTAACTACTGGCACTGTGACGTTGATAGCAAGTCCAGTGGGAACGATCACGCTAGACTTACAAGGTATAAAGTATAACGGAGTTTTTTTGGATACGGCAACCTTGATAGTTACGCATATCTTAACGGTTTTTGGTGGCTTAACTAACGCTGACATCAATATACCTTCGTTCGATAACTTACCAAACTATCCAGTTGGTCTGTACATCACGCAAAGGGAAAACATCTTGGATGTTTTAGATAAGATCTTTTCTGGTGTTGGATGCGCATATTTTTTCAACTTTGACGGCAAGTTCACGGTAGTGAAGATAGCCCCCCTATCAAACCCGGTCGTAACCGATGTTATATACGACTACAAACGTGTGCGAGACACACTTCAGATAAAGGCCCTTCCAGCCCCGTGTTGGCGTTATCGTCTAGGCTATGAGAAGAACTATACCGTGCAGGAGGCTGACCGCCTTGCTGGCAGTGTTACGAATCCAAATGCCCCGGATAGAACCCGGGTCGGTTGGTTAGGTTCCGACTTCAGAACTATAACTGTTTCTGATGACTCCGTGAAAACGGCATACCTAAACGCCGTAGACCAAGAACAAGTGGAAAGCATCATAGACAGCCACTTGCTTAGTCTTACCTGCACTACGATAACTTTTGTTTCTGGCACTTCAGTGGACTTTACGTTTTCGGGCTCGCCCGACCTAAGTATTATTCAAGTTGGTGACGGACTAAAGATATTTAGGGGGTGTCTCGCTAAGAACCGGGGAAGCTGGCCAGTGACTGCAGTTGACAATGTTAATAAAAAGTTACGAGCGAACGTATACGGTTCAAATGCTACAAATAACCAAAGCGCACTTGCTTGTCCTGTAGAGATACTCACGCCACGCTATGCTGTAGTAGAAGCTGGTCTAAGGTTTGACGTGTTAAAACAGCAACGTTACTTATGTTCTTTTACTAGTCCCGTTTTTACTGGCTTACCGGGCGATATCATACAACTTACTGCCAACAGATACGGTCTTGCCGCTAAAAACATCCAACTTCTGAAAGTAAATATAAAGGATGGCATGACTGACATCGAAGGATGGTTTTAATGCCTACCTACACTACTATTTTGGCCTTTAGGAACGCGGTAACTAGCGTCACAGCTAGTTCCCAGCATGATAGTTTACCAGCAAACAATCTGGCAAATGCTCAGCCGTTTTTAGTATGGCGTTCTACGTCGGCAACGACCCAAACGTTGCTGGGGAACTTTACTGAGTTCTTACCCATATCCTACCTCTGCTTGTATGCACACAACTTAACACCCAGTTGCACACTTAGGTTGCAGTTGTATGCTGAGTTGGATCAACTATCAGAAGTATACGATATGACGTGGGATGCTATTGCACCGACTTATCAGTTTGGTGAGTACTTTGGCTTGTTTTTTGGAGGATACTCAAAC